ATTCTTAAATTTTGTTTATATTTTTTCATATATTAATTATTAAAGGTTTACGATTATTATTTTCATATCTCTTTTTATAATAATCTAATTTTGTTTTTACTGTTTTATTTCTTTCTTCAGGATTAGAATATATATCATAATAATATGATCCTTTTTCTTCTACTTTAAAATCATATCTTTCATCTAAAGAATATCCTGTATCTTTTATATATTTCTTTTTAGCTTCTTCTATTTGTTCTTTAGTACCAAATATTCTTATACTAGGTGAATATTTTACAAGATCTGTAGTATAATTACTTGTAGAAATATCATAAGTTTTTTCTGTAACATAAATATCTGAATAAAAGTAAAAATCTACTGCTATTAAATCCATTCCATTATAATTTTAGTTAATAATAAAACTATAGCTATTGCAAAACAACTAAAAGACAAAGCTTCTAATATTTTATATTTTCTAGATTTTATAGGTGTAATTCTATATTCGTTAAAATTTTGTTGAGCAGTAAACTGTAACATTTCTTTAAGATTGAGTATATACTCATTATTTGTAAGTTTGTGTATAACTCTAAATTGTATATTTTTCATAAAAGTTTTTTTTAAATTCTTTACAAAGATATACAAAATAATTGAATTAACAACTATTTTAACAGAAAAATTAACAAAAAAGATAAATTACTAGATTATAAGGGCATTAAAAGATTTAATGGAGTTTGCCCATTATTAAGGATAACAGCACAACCTACTGCTGGTCTTTTACCATATTTTGCGTAAGCCATAGCATACGACTTGTGATTAATTCCGCAACCA